CTGAAGCCACGAACTTACCGTCACCGTCCTCACCCACAGCATTGATGTTGAAGAAGTAATCTTTGCCGTCTTTTTGGTAGTCCCAGTACCGGTCTTGCGCCCCGGTGGTGTTAGCCCACATTTGGTACAGCTTGTCGAAAAACTCACGCTCATCCATTGTCAAGTTCCTTTCAGTAATCTGCTAGTTCAATAGTTGACGTAGCGCCAATTCGGCTTGCTGCGGAACAACACCGTTGCCGCACATTTTTATTTGCTGGCCCCAAGGAATCCCCAAATTGGGATCGGTGACCCATCCTTGCGGTAGCCCCATCATCCATTCGTAGAACAAGCCCGTGGGCCGGGGTCTACCATTGGCGTTGTCTTCAACAGGATGAGGGCACCGCCTTCCCAATGCTTCTTCCCATTGGTTTATCGCTTCGGCGTACTCTCCCCACTGGAAGTCACCCGGTAGCCCGTCAGCCAAACCAGAGCGTTCACCAAACGAGAGAGGTCCGCTGGGTTGAAGGCAATCCCCTTGTAGTCCCTCGCGGTTGTTGTTGGCAACAATGAAGAACAATCTTTCACGTCGATGAGGGGCACCGGCTTCGGAAGCACCGACAGTGATCCATTGAACAGACAGCCCATCTTCGGCACAGTCCCTGAGAACGGTTGAGAATCCGCGAACAAGGTGGGCTGAGACGTTCTCAAAGAACGCGATTCTGGGTCGAAGTACGCGAATGGCTTCTCGTATGTGCGGCCATAGGTGTCGCTCGTCATTTTCCCCTTTTTTCATTCCGGCGTTACTGAATGGCTGGCACGGGTAGCCACCAGTTAAAATGTCCACAGGCTCAACTTCAGACCAATCAACTGCGGTGAGGTCACCTAGATTCGGCAGTTCTGGAAACCGGTGTTCCAGTAGCCGTGAGGCGTACTTATCGGACTCCGAGTACCACACCATTCGACCCGTAAGCACCTTCTCAACAGCCATGTCCAATCCGCCGTACCCAGTGCATAAACTTCCTATCTTCAAGTGTCTAATCCCGTCCAATGTCTAGTATTCGGAACCGTAAAGCGATCCCCAGGAACGGCCACCGACCTCCGGGTCCGTGCCGATATGCACACCCTTAAAAGTGCAAGCCATAAGTTCACCGATCTTTCCCGCACCCCACCGCGCTTTACCGGTGGGCAGGGATGCCAGAACCTCGTCATGGATCGGCAACCTGAGGTATGGGGTGAACCCGGCATCATGTAGGCGCAGCAGACCTTGCGCTGTTATGTCACGTGACGTTGACTGCACCATGTAATTCAGTGCGGAGTACGCACGCTCCGGGTCGACCGGCAACCGCCTACCGAAATCGGTGGTGACATACCCGTAGGTCCGTGCCTGCTTCTGAAGCGTTTGGGACAACTGCTTCACTTGCGGGTAAGACTGCTCGAACCCAGCCACCACAGCCCTCGCCGTTTCCACGGCGATCCCGCACTGCTCCGCGATGTTGCGCGGACCACTGCCGTACACGTAAGCGAAGTTCGTGGTCTTCCCAACCTTGCGGTCCACCCCAGCCGCGTCAGCGGTCAACTGGTGAAGGTCAGCACCGGTCTTGAACGCCCGCATCATTGTGCGGTCACCGGCCAGCGCAGCCAGCACACGTAACTCCTGCGCCTGGTAGTCCACCGATGCCATCACATGGCCTTCGTCAGCAACGAAGCATCGACGGATCAACCAGTCGCCAGCCGGGAGGGTTTGCGCCGGTATCCCGGTGATCGACATCCTCGCTGTCCGTGCCCGCAGAGGGTTGATTGATGCGTGGCACCTGCCGCCCGCATCCGCACCGTTCAGGAACCCATCCACCCATGTTGTTCTCCACTTCCTAGCTTTCTTCGCCTCGTACACCGCTTCAGCGAACGGGTCACCGTCCGCGATCAACTTCTCCAACAGTTGTTTGTCCACTTTCCTGCGGCCGGACGGTGTCCGCTCCGGGATACGCACCCCGCGCGATTCGAGAACGTCAGCGACTTGCTCTGTGCTGTTTACGTTTTCGCAACCCAACTGCTTGGCCTGCCATTCGTAAACAAGTTCAGTGTCGATCAGCTTCTCGCGTAGCTCTGTGGTGTATTCCACGTCGATCAGGAACCCTGTGCGTTCCATGTGCGCGCACACAGCCGCCAACCTGCGTTCGTAGTCGATGAGCCTCACTGACTCTTTCGGCACCAGAGGGCGCAGTTTGAACGCCAGTCTGGCAGCCAAGATGGTGTCCATCCCGGAGTACAGTTGGTAGTGCGGGTCATCGAAATCCACCACCTTCCACACTTCAGATTTCGTGGTTTTGTGTGTGCGAGCCAGGTCGGTCATCAATGTTTTGACACTGTCCGCGATGTCAGCGTCGATGTAGTGCCGAGTGAGGTTTTCCAACGATTGCCCAATCCCGCCTTCGTCTTTCCCTCGCGGGTCCACAAGGTGCGCCAAGATGCGGGTGTCCCGCACTTTCGGCCACAGGTCTTCCATCCGCACACCGAGATGACGGTCGAACACCTGGATGTCGTAGGAGGCGTTCTGGAAGATGAGGTGGCTGGTTTGTTTCAGTGCGTCACGGACGGCTTGCCGGAACGGCTCCCCCCGCTCTACGGGGATGACCCACGATTCGGTGGTGGTGCCGAACTGCACCACACGCAGGTTGTGGTCCTGGGAGTAAATGTTCAGGCCGGTGGTTTCGGAGTCGCACGCAAGCCAACCAGGGTTGTTGGCGACGAACTCCCGGAACCCGCCGATATCCTGTTCGTCCTCAATGACGTTGATGAGTACAGGCTCCCCATCAACACGGTGTTTATGTTCTCTCATCTAGCCCTTCCGGTGAAAGGGGAGGACGGCCCCGACCGTAGCCGGGACCGCCCTCCACCAGTTTTTGCGTCAGCGAATCCACACCGGTTCCGCGTCAGAACCGCGAGGCGGCATCCACGCACGCCAGGTCTTCCCGTTCTTTCCAACCCCGGTCTTGTACACCCAGTCCGGGCCAGGAGCCTCCGGGGTACCGGCAGGTGCCTCAGTAGCGGCCTGCGGCGCAGGTGCAGGCTTGGCTGGGGCTGACCCACCGAAGTGGTTGGCAGCCTTGCGTGTTGCGTCCATCAGCTTCGCCAACTTCGCGGCGTTGTCGCCGGTCACCTGATCCAGGGCGTCATCGACATCCGTGGCGTGGATGACGATCCACGGGGAGTCGAACCCTGCACCGCCCTTGAGTGTGAGGGTCAGCTTCCCCTCACCGGGGACCACAGCCTTCTTAGTGGGCGGCTTCTTGGGGGTCGGCTGCTCCACAACCTCGTCCACGGGTGCGTCCTCGAACGGATCGAAATCGGTCAATTCACTTACCTTTCACATAAGAAACGCCCACACAGGATTGTGTGGACGCAGGGGTGTTCCGTTTACTGGTGGATTCCGGTGGCACCGGAATCCGGTCATTTACCGAACAGGGCAGGAGCCGTTAGCGCACTCCTCATCGACCCCGTCAGAGATTTCCTTGCCCTGAGCGGATTCGTACTCCCACTTGTTGATCCGCTCATACGGCGACTGAGGCATCGACGCTTCCGGGAAGATCGTGGCACCCTTCAGGTGACCTGCGAATGCCCGTAGCTGATCCTCAACATGCTGAGGTTTGTACTGTTTGGGATCAACATTGGCGGTGAAACTCACAGCGTTGTCAGCCCAATACTGTTGGTACAGGCGTTGGAATGCGAGCATCTGCTGCAACGTCAGATCGCTGGCAGCCTCCACCAAATCCTCACCGTCAGAACCGTAAATGTCCGTGACAGCCTGCACGAGTGTGTCTTTCGTCGGGAAAGACACAACCACCGTGTTGTCGGCGTACATGTCATCCTCGACTTCGAAACCCTGCGCCTCGTACTTGTCCACCATGCTCATCTGTTCCGGGTCGACCTTGGACAGCCGGACACGGCGGATGAAGTACCGGGCGAAGATCGGGTGTACACCCTCTGACACCCCGGACAGTTTGGCGATAGTCCCTGTCGGTGCGACTGTGCGTTTCTTGACCGGCACGGGGATGCGGAGGTCGTGGCACAGTTCCAGTGCGGCTGCGTCGACCGCGATGGACATCTGCCTGAGCAGAGACTTGAACGAGTCGTCCTGTGGTGCGTGGGAGTACTTCGTCCCGGTCATGGCGAGGTAGCTCGCCACACCGAAATGCCCGACACCGATACGGCGGTTACGGTCCAAAACCTCGCGGCTTTTGGGGTCACCGACCTCACTGAAGGTTGCCCGGATCAGGAACCGTGTCATCAACGTGTGTGCTTGGTACAGCCCGTAGATGTCTGCCTGCCCACGTTTGTCCACGAACCCGGCGAGGTTGACGTGGCCCAGGTTGCATGGTTCCCACGCTTCGAGCGTGATTTCCCCGCACGGGTTGGTGCATTCCACCCCATTGGGTTCACCGACGTTCGACAGTGACGAGTCCCAGAACCCTGGTTCCCCGTTGTTCACCATGCCCTGCGAAATCGCTTTCAGTACACGGGCGGCTGTCCAGGCGTGACCCTGCTTGGCCTGATACCAGAACTCGTCATCAACCTCCACACTGATGTTCGTTGTCCAGTGCGACAGGCTTTCCTGTTTGATGTCGATGAACTTTTCGATCTGCGGGTCAGCCCAGTGCATCATTGCCATGCGTGCGGATCGCCGCACACCACCGGCAACCACACACTGTGCGATAGCGTGGTCGATTTCCATAGCTGAGATACCGTCAAGCATTTCGAGGTCCACCGCCAACCGGTTGAACACCTGCGAAACATCAATCAGCATTTTCGCCAACGGCAAAGGGCCAGAAGCCCTACCGCCGAAGGTTTTCAGCTTGGAGCCTGCGGAGCGGACACGGGACACGTCGTACACCCGGTTGCGGTGTTCAACAATCGGGTTGTAGTGGGTGTCGATCAGATCGACTAAAGCGGCAGCCCACCCCTCGCGGGAGTCCTCAATCTTGAACGCCCCAAACCAGTCCGGGTCATACGTTTCCGACAGCAACCCGGCAGCCTTCATGTCGTCGTAGTCCGCATGTTCCGGGTCACAAACGATTTCAACCTTCAACGCCTGCTTCACCAACGGGTACTGGGACAGATACTTGTTGCTGTAGTTGGCACCTACCCCGCCGCCCTCCATCAACCGCATGAAGGTGAACTCGAAGTGATCGGACGGGTTGGATGTCCAACCGGCCACCCAACAGTTGAACAGGTGCTGCGCGTTCTTCACACCGGATGCCCACAGGTGCCGTCCTGCTGGCAGGATTTTGAAGTCCAGCATCATGTCGATCAACTGTTGGCGTTCGTCTTCAAGCTGGTAACGCTCATCGACCAACGCGAGGTTGCCGTCGACCACCCGCTGCACCGTTTCCGGCCAGGTCTCCTTTGTGCCGTCTGGTTTGACCCGGCTGTAGGTGCGGTTGTAAACCAGTTCCCCGGTCGGACCCCAGTTAATGTCAGTCAATTCGTGTATTCCTCTCTGGTTAATGCGGATTGCGGGACGAACCATGCAGGGCGGTGCCCGTGCGGGTCACGAACCCATTCGTCTTTCCGGGCTTCAAAACCCGAAATGGAACCGACCACAAGAAGTGACGGCGGCTTCCCTGTGACGAGGAAGTACCTTCTGTCTGGTGGATCGTTGTCCCGGACGATCAGTGAACCGTCCAACCTGTCCGTTGACCTGACTTCAATATCCGGTGCGATGTCAGGTTCGTTGTGGAAGGTGTTCACTGATGGTGTCCAGAACAGTCCGAGGTATTTACACACAGCCATCTCCCCACACGCACCAAGAATTTCTTGCTGTATGCGGGTGAGGTGGTCACGCCGGTATGTACTGGCGTGGTTCATGTTTGACGTTTCGGACACTGTCATTCGGATGTTCGCAACATCCACGCAGGCTTTGAACTCCCACGGAGTGAGCGTCACTACGCTCATTTCATGTACTCCCCGCCGCAGTACATAACCAAGTCCTCTAACGGCCAGTTATGAAGCAGCATCTTTTTCTGGTGGGGGAACAGTTCCGGGAACACCTCTCCCCGATACATTTCCGACCTACCCATCCGGTTGAAAATCTGATCCATGATGTTCACCCGAAAAGTTCCTTACGTTTCGTTTCCACGAACGGTTCGATCAGTTCCGGGTAGTTCCTCAGCAGCCGTGCTGTTGTCCCGGTGGCCCGATACTTGACACCGTTACCCAGGTCGAAGACGGGTTCAGCGGCTGCACCTTCGTCTATCTGCAACCACCGTGTCCGTTCGAGGTATTGGTCACGGACGTGCGGGTTTTCGATGAGCGCGATGGCTGTGCCGCCTGTCGGGTCGGAGTGGACACCTTTCTGTTTCCGGGTGTGTGGGAACACCACGTTGCGGCTGCCTACCCCTTTGACTGGTGCGGTGATGTAGCTGACGTTCACTTCGTCAGCTAGGGACCGGATCGCACGCGACAGCAGCATCCCCTGCGCGGCTCCGACAGGAACGTCACCGTCTTGGTATCTGCACCGAATAGCTTCTGCTTGCTTCGGGTTCCGTTTATCCAGAGCTTCCAGAGCGGTGGGGAGAATGCCTGACAGGTACTTGTTGGTTGACCGGCCAAGGAGGGCATCTTTGATAGCGTCAACGGAATACAAGTTCCGGCCACGGAAGTTGTCTGTGTCCAGGGTTTGTCTCGCCAATTTCTGCAAGGCAACCTTGTAAACCATTTTCTGAGCCGAACTGACCGGGTTATCCAGTTTCTCCTGAGTCGCGGCGCTCTCCAGATACCAAACCCACAGTTCCTGAACCAGATCGTCCAGGGCTTCCTTCTGCCGATCCCACTGGCTGCCATACCATTCCGCCAACGCACTCGACGCGGACCGCCGAAACAGTTTGTTCAGTTCAGTTGTGTTCAAGTCAGACCTCCCATGTTTGACCGTCGACCGTGAATCGGCCCTTGCTGATGAAGATCGGTTCCGGTTTGACGTACTGCCCGTCCACAGTCAACATTCCGAACCCCTGCTGCCAGTTACCAGCAGCACCCTTCAGGTAGTGCGCTTTCTTCATGTCCATCAGGTTCCCGACTTCGAACCCGTGAAAGGTTTTTGTGACCTTGCTGTCGAACCCAAACGAGTGCGATGTCAACCCCATCCGGTGGGTGTGCCCCATAACTACGGAGGTTTGGAACTTGGTGGCCGCACCCAGAGCGGTGTGTCCGGCGAACCGGGACAGTGAGATACCACCTTTGTGCCCGTGGGTGGTCAGCCAGCCTGGAGCTACTTTGTGGAAATCCGGTAGCAGTTCCACACCGAACCCGTTGAAGTCCAGCAATGTGTCGATGTCAAACGCACCGGACTCCGCTAGTGCGGGTGCGTATTTCGACAGGTAGGTGCGTGGCCGTTCGTCATGGTTCCCTTCGTGGAACCGCAACGGGCCGCCGTACACCTTCCGTAAGGGTTCGAGCAGCCTGCGTTTGGCATCCTCAGCGTCTTTGAACACTGACCCTTCGAACTCCCCGGCTGTGCCTTTGTTCCACCGGGACGGCTGCGGGAAGTCCATGACATCCCCGATATGGATGACTTCGTCTGGCCGGTAGTCCCCTATGAACTGGATGAGTGCTCTGAGTGCGCGCCGGTCATCGTAGGGAAGTTGGGTGTCTGATATCACCACAATGCGTTTGGTCACATGACTCTCTCAATCTCACGGTTCAGGTAGTACCGCGCTTTCATCAAGTCCTCCAACGGGTTAGGCGATTTCCGCCCAGCCCTGGCGACGTATTTGACTACGTTGCCCAGGCAGAAGTTCAGGTTCTCTGTGAGGTCGATGACCTGGAACCCGTTGGGGAGTTGGTAGTGGTCCGGGTTGATCGGGTCACTCATCTTCAACCGCCTCGTATTCCATACGCTTTTCGAGGTCGGTGAACAAAGCCATGATGACCTTGGTGAACTCCTGCCCATCTTTGGCGTTGTCTAGCCGGTAACCGAAATCACCCATTGTCTTCCTCCTCGTCTACCCACACGTAGTCATGTATCCGCTCAACCCATTTGGGGAACTCCATCCCCACGGAGAAGTTAAATTCGAAACGCATCAATGATTTCCTTCAGCTTGTCGGGCTGATATCCGATTACCGCGTCGAAGCCGGGTGCTTCGATGATCGGTGTGGATTTCGCTTGCAGGAACCGGGTGACATACTCCTTCGCCAGCAGATCCTTACTGATGTCGATGACATCCAGTGACACACCGGCTTCGGTGAGTTTGTCGATCACCCGTTTGCATGGGCGGCAGTCCGGTTGTGTGAACACAGTCACGGTCATTTCAACCTTTCCAACAACGATGACGGCCCGTCCCGCAGGACAAGCGAATTGATGTCCTCACCGGGCGGTGAGGGGATGATCTTTGCGTTGGGCAACGAACCGGCCACGGTGTGTGCGAACGTCATACCGGCCTCGTCACCGTCAGCGAGAACGAACACTTCGCGGTATCCCAGGAACGGTTCCCGGAAGTGGGTTTGCCACGCCTGCGAACCCGGCACACCCACCGTGGGTATCCCACAGATGTGTGCTGTCACTGCGTCGATTTCACCTTCGGTGATCGCGACTACCGGGGACTGCTTCAGCAAGTCCAAGGTGTTGTACAGGCGGGGCCGGTCACCGGCCACCGTCATGTACTTCCCGTGCCCTGTGTGTTCGTGATCCTTAAGGCACCGGAACCGGATCGACACCACAGACCATCCGTGGTCCTGAGACCACCTCAGGTAGGGGATCGCCAGGAACCCCCGGTACATTTCATGTCCAGGGAGCGGATCGGCCACGTACCCCAACCGGAACCTGTTCAGCTTGTCCCGTGTCGATTCCAACCCCAGGCCGCGTTTCACCAAATGCTCGTCGGCGGGACTTCCCTGGAAGCTTTGGTGATAACGGCTGGTAGCTTCCCGGAGAAACTTCTTCTGCGATTCGTTTTGCCGATTCAAAGTTCATACCCTCCATCTGTCTCAGTAGTGCGATTGCGTCCCCTTTCGCTGGGCATGCGAAACAGTGAAATGCGTTGCGGTTGTAGGACACTGACGCTGACCGGTTCGAATCGTCATGGAAAGGGCAAAGACACGAAACCCAGTCATATCCGTTTTCGACTGGTGGGTTCCACCCTGGGTGGTAGCGGTGGATCACTTGCACAATCAGAGAGTCAGTCACCTATCTCCTTCTGGTGATCCGGCCAACGGCGAGGGTCCACCCAGTACTCGCGGAGGTTGCCGCTGTAACGGGAATACTTTTTCCAATTGAACTTCCCACGGTGCTTACCGGTCACTGTCAAAATTGGGCACAACCCTCTCACCTATAATCCTTGTTGCTGGTGGCTCTTTCAGGTAGTCGATGGCCCGCTCAAGTGCTTGTATTTCGTCACGCAGGTGCCCAAGTACCCTGGAGTTGCATGTACTGCACAGCAACCCCCGCACAATTCCTGTGGCATGGCAGTGATCGACGCTGAGTCTTTTCCTTGCGCCTGTTGCACGTTCACAGATGAAGCACCGTCCAAGCTGGTACCTGTAGATAGCCCAGTATTCGTCCCCGGTGATTCCATAAACCTGCATCCACCTTTGCTCTTGTGTGCTGGACCGCCGGACGGCCCGTTTCGCCCGGTGGTGTGTCGCGCACCGTGGGCCGGGGTGCGGGGCTTTCCTGATCGTGGTGATGCCTTCGTCCGCGCAGTCGATGCAGGACCGACGTTTGTGCTGCCGGTCCTGCGAACGGTAAGAAGGTGTTCGCCTTGTCACCGGGTGGCCCAGGCGATCAAACACACATTTGCAATCCAAATGAATAAGCAGACGGTCAACATCACATCCAGATTCATGCGACTCCTTGATCTTTGATCTGCATCGTTTCCCCGGTGAAATTCAAGGTGATGTAATCCATCCCAGACGGGTCCGCCTTACCGGCCCGGTTCTTCACCGTCGAAACGCACATGATGTCCGGCCCGAAATCAATGCTCTGTTTATGCAACGTCAGCACCAGTTCCGGGACACGTGCGATCTGACCCTTCACACCCGATAACGGGATCGGTTTATCCGCATCGTTGAACGGCCCGGTGACGTGATGCAGCCCAACCACACACGCACCTGTGGACCGGGCCATGTCGTGCAGGTAATCCATCAGGGACTCAAGGCCGCTGAACGGGTCGTCATCGTTCACACCTCCGGTGCGGACGTTCGTGACGTTGTCGACAACCACCAGAGCGGGGTAATCCCCGTACACCTCTTCGTAAGCACGCATGGACTGTTCGATCTGATCCAAAGACGGTGACGCGGTGTAGTTGAAACGGATAGGTATGTCCGCGACTTCCGTTGTCGCCTCACCCAGATCGCCTGCCCGAACCATCTCACTGGAACGGTCCATGTTCATGCCGGTCAGAATGGACACCGAACGTGAAACCTGTGTGAAAGCGTCACTGTCCGCGCTGAAGTACAACGTCGGCACGTTAGCCCGCAGAGCGTAGGTGAGGATCATGGCTGACTTACCGACACCCGGCCCGGCGCACACCAGGCACAGTTGCCCTCGCAGGAACTTCGTACCTTTCTGGCTCAGCGTTTTCCACACTTCCGGCAGAGGGTCACCTGCGGTGCCTTTGATGTGCAGCGATTGCAGGGGTGAGTACACTCACACACCCCCGTACCGGTCTGTCATCTGCTGGTGCAGTTGCCACTGCGCCGCACCCAACATCCCCATAGCTTCGATGAAGGAGAACTGGTGGGGCATGGTCACCCGGAACCCGTAGTTACCGTTCGAGTCGATGGTTCTGCGGATGATCATCTCGAACACAGTCAAATTGTCATCGTCATCCACAGCCAAGTTTCCTTCCTAAACGATCAACATCTGATTTCGAATACAAGTGGATGGTGCGGGACCGGGGTGGTGTGTATGAACCTGCCGGTTGCAATTTGTTCTTACGGAACTGTTCAACCGTCAAATTGAAATGCTTGACGATTTCCTCTTCGGTGTACAGCAGCGCAGCCCTCATAGCTTCCTCCTAAACGTCATCGTCAATTACCTCTATCCGGCCGTCCGAGAACCTGATCTGCACATCCCTCTGCCCGAAGGACAGCCGTTTATGGTTCACCGCGAACCGGCGTGCCGCCTGCTCCGTGGGGAACGGGTACGAGGACGGCCCGTTAAGCCGATCCAGTTGACCCATCTCCACAAACCAGTACTCGCTGTTTGGGTTCAAATCTATTTTCTTGCGGTACTCCATCACCCTCCGTTCATTGTCAACATTCAGACCGCAAAATCGCAGGACCACGAAACGTCACAGAACCTGCACTTGGACGGTTCAGGGTCCGGGTCGAAAATCCCTGCTTCGATGTTGTTTTCGAGTTCACGGAACTTCTGTGAAACCTTGTCGCGGGTCCAGCCGGTCAGGTCATACGGGTACGTCGGCTTCCCGACTTTCCCCATCCAGTAGTCCCCCCGTGTGGGGCGTTCGATGCCGTACATCTCAGCCAACGCCACCGCGTACACCGCTAGCTGGAAATCGTCGCCGGGTGTGTTTCCGGTTTTGTTGTCCCGAACAACGATTTCACCGTCAGGGTTGACGATGATCGCGTCGATGAAACCTCGCACTGGGACACCGTCCAGGTCGATGTCAAACCCCAGTTCGATACCGGGGGTTCCATCTGGTGCGATCCAGATCACTTCTTCAGGGTGGGTCTGGTACCAGTTGATGTACTTTTCGACTTGATCCAAACCTATGTTGTATCGGCGGGTGACATCGGTTTCCCCGTCATACGGGCCGGACTTGAACCAAACCTGAAAGTTGGGTGTGACCTCGCACGCCTCGTTGATGTGTGTGGCATACGAGTCACGGAACACGTCTTGCGCTTCATCGACGGTGAGGGTTCGCCCTGAGCGTTCGTGCGCTTCCCCTGCCTCATGCACGGCTGACCCTTGTGCGAGCCACGCCGCTGGCCGCTGCCAAACCTTGTCGATTCTGGACAGCTTGTAGGCGTGCGGGCACCGTTCATACAGCTTTAGCTGTGACACACTGCGGTGCATCTTCCAAACCTCCAATCACATACACAGACCATTCCGCTTCACCGAACATCATGGTTTCGTCCTCCACTGAACCGCTGATCAGCAGTTCAGATGCGGAGGTGGTCAGGAAGTCTTTGACCGGCTTGAACAGCAGGTCTGACTCCCTGACCGCCACGCTTTTGTACACCCACAGGCATCCACGCTCCCCGTCTTGGAAAGTGTGCGCCTGGAAGTACGGCGTGTTGTCGAACTGGATTTTGGATACGTTGAACTGCACCTTTCGAAGTCCTCTGCTTTTAAATCACCCGCCCTAGGGATGTTCAGGCGGGAAGCGAACCATAGTTGCACTGTTCTCTGACAGTGCCAGGCCGTGCGGTGGTGAGCGGCGGCTATCTTTACGCCCTCAACCTTCTACGTAGGCGTTAGTTTCACCAACTGTGACGAAGGTCACGGCAAGCGGGGTGGGAACCGCCAGATGATCAAACCTTCAGGAGTCAACCGCGTGTACTTGTTCGCCCGGATCACCAGATCACCGTCTTCCGGCCGACGAGGCTGCAACCTGAAACCGCCCTTGTTAGCGAAACCTTGTACCGGTGGGAAGTTAGGGTTGTACTCAAGGACAAGGTTTTGATCTTTGAGTTTTTTCAGGAAGTTGCGGAGGCGGCGCAGGCTCTCCTCACTCATACCTTTGCCGCCGGTAGCCACGAACTCCCCTAGGTCACGGATGCGGCGGGGCGGACCCTGCTGCGCGATCTCCGAGGGAAGCTTCCACGGGTAATGATCCCCGACTTCCTGCCGGGGAGTACGTGACCCGTTATAGGTCACCGTGTGGTACGACACAGCCTGCCGGGACACATCGAACATGTCCGCGATCTGAGTCTGGTTGAAACCTTTACGCTTCAGTTCCTCAATTAACCCTATGGATATTACGTACTTATTATTCCCCACTGTGTTCCCCCCGGTCTGATTGTTTGTGCATGTGTCAAAGCTATCACCTCTCTGTGTGTCGGTACACTGTCAACGTAAGCCTGCACGTTCACCCCTTCCAGTTGTTCTTGTCGAACAGCAGGTACTGAACGGTGGAGCAGAGGATGGCCGCGCTGTGCGCGGCTTCGCTGCCCAACTCCATGAGGTGGTCTAGGCAGAGGTCTTCTGCCTCTTCCGCGTCCATATATGCGTTCGCGTCGATTCGTGCGATGTGCAGGGCGCGGAGCAGGTCCGCCATGTCTTTACCATTGATTGTGAACATTTACTTCCATACCTCCTGTTAGCAGAACCATTTCTTACGGCAGAAACGAGACTTCGACCCATCTCCCCACCGTTCACTGTCAAAACTTCTGTCTACGGCCCTTCCAGGGGCCTTTACGGCCCCTTCTGGGTCGCACGTCGGTAGCTCACCGTTGGCGACGTGCCACGCTGAGTCAGCCGCCAACCCGCCATGACTTTCGATGTGTGCGTCTGACCGAACCTCACAGAGCGCACCGAGGATCAGATCAATCACCTGAGTCCTGACCTGTCCAGTTGATCGTTCAACAACTCGACCGCCCAGTCCCGAACCTGGCTGCGAATCTCAGCGGCAGACTCATCCTTGCCATAAGTCAACTCCCAAGTCTCACGGTCAATCTCCACCGTGAACTCAACCTTCACCTTCATCTCTTATTCCTTTCCACAAATCTGATTACCATGAACCCGGCAGTCCCACCGGGGATCGTCCTCAACAATCACCGGACGTTGCTCGACGTTGTCTGCTGCCGCACCGACAGCGATACCCGCTGCGACAGCCAACACCACCCAAAACTTCACCATTTGTCTCTCCAATCAGGTTCATACGGATCGAAATCAATCCGCGCCCAAGACTCTTTGATCTGGTCCCACTGGTATTGCTCAAGCCGGTAACCGAACCTGAGCCTGCCGTGCATCACTCCCAAACCTCCTTGTTGATGTCAATAAGACGTGCGATACGGGGAACCTCATCAGGGTCTGCGTTCAGCAGCAGCGCCCATTGCTCACGAGTCATGCCTTGTTCCAATCTGACGGCAGGAAACCGCCCTTGGTGATCCACTTGTCCAGCCCGTCGATCAGATCGGTCAACTCATCGACCTCACCGTCACGCAAACCGAACTCATCCCAGTGCTTCACGATCAACTCCCTGATCTGCACCAGCGCAGCATTCGGGTCCATACCAAACCTCCTCATTTTGTTTTGTTCATAGTCAAAGGGGGAGCACCGGATTGTGCTCCCCCAACACCCAACTAGACCGCCAGCAACTCCCGGCCCAGCACCTTATCCAGAGCCGCCATCACCGCCGTGTCAGACTGCGCCATATCTCCACGCAGCACACGGTCATACACACGCTCCACACGGCTAGCGCCACGAACCGACTGCCCGTGATGCGCGTACGTGTTGAACGCCTGGATGACACCGAACGCGGTCCCAGTCCAAGGCTCCACCATCGGGGAGTTGTGGTACAGCGCGGTGACCGCGTCCCGGCGGTTACCGGACTTCGTCACAGCAGCCTTCGAAACCTCACCCTTGGGCAGCGGGATGATCTCATCCAGCACCTTGACGAACTGAGACTTGCTGACCGGAACCTCCACCGTGGCGTGCAGGAAGTCAGTCATCGACTGGGTCTCCAACTCCGTGACCGCCAGCACCGAGCGCAGGTCCGACATCCGAGCCTCTGACAGCCCGTACCGGCTGCGCTTGAGCTTCATCTGACGGCCAGCCGCCGCCGACGATGCCTTGATCCCGGCGAACATGTTGTCACAGATCGCGATCAGCGAACCGGCAGACCAGCTATTCGCCAGCGAACCGTCAAGGCTCGACTGGAACAGCACGAAAGGCAGGAAATCCAAACCTGACTTACCGTCATGCATGGTTTCGTCAAGCCCGAACTGTGTGAAGAACCGTGTGCCACCGCCGAGCAGCCCGGTGGCGTAGTTCGTCATACCTCCATACAGCGTGTCCTGAGTCCACTGCATCAAGCCTTTGTAGCCGGTCGAATCGTAACCATCCTTGAACACGCCAAGCGAGCGGTGGTTGTCCGAACGAACGATGGCTTTGTGATCGGGGCGCACCGAAACCTTGTACGCCTGACCGCCGACGATGGTGTCGAACGGTTCGTCAAGGCTCACAGGGATCAGGTTCGCATTCGGGACCGCGAGCGGCTCCCAATCCAGCAAACCTTTGTAGATATCACCGACCGGGATGGAACCTTCGTACTCGCGGGTGACCTCACCCTTGCCGATCCACCGACCGCCGTACACGCCACGCTTGGCGGTGCCGCCGATGTAGATTTCGGACTTGCCCTTGTTGGTGGTAAATGCCATGTTCATATCTCCTAAATTTGTTGTGAGCGACACGCCACACCCGTTTGGGCTGCACCCGCTCATGCCTTGTTGTTGGGTTGATTACTGCTTTGGGAGCCAAGACTCAAAGACCAGATCAGCGATCCGGCCTGACATAGTCTTCGATATCCCACTGGCACTGCTCGCAGTCCCGGCACGGTGAAGCCTTCACCTCTGCGAGGGTCGCTTTAGCGTCTTCCAGGGTCATGTCTTCGACGTACACAGTCAAACCTCCTTGCTCTCATAACGCTCCAACAGTCGCGTGTAATAAGCGATGTTCTTCTCCGCCTGCAACGCCTGCCGTTGCGCGTGCGCCAACTCACGCCGGATTCGATCCCGGACCACGTAAGACTTGTCCACTGTCAAACCTCCTTCTTCCAGTTGTTCCGATTACCCTTGCCCGGTCGCTTCACAGACCGAACCTTGTTCTCCGGCTTACGGGCAGCAGCAGCCTGCGCTGCCCGACGCTCCGCATGATCGCGGCCTGGGTTACTCATGTCTTCTACCTCCTCCTCATCACTCACAAAATGTCGTCTAACAGGTACGCCGCACGGCGCAACCCGAAACCGAAATCTGCATCACCGGCCGCGACAGCGGCATCTGCGCGTGCGTGCAGCCGGTCAACCAACTCTTGCGCGGCCGAAACCTTATCCGCATCCGTGCGTTTCATTCCCAAACCTCTTTCTATTTCCCATGCGCCCGGTCAAAAGCCCGGCGCATATCAGCGAGCCGAGCATTCTTAGCTTTCAAAACCGAAAGCTCTTCCTCCGCCGCCACAGCAGCAGCCAGCAGACGCGGCACCCGGTTGGCGAACCGAGTGCCCTCCGCACGCTCTGCCATGCCCATAACGAGCGTGATATGCCGTTGCAACGCATCGGCACGCTCAAGTTCCTCGCCCCGCAGAAATTCCATAGCCATAGCCGAAACCTCTTCCTATTTGTCAGTACACAGTCAAAAATCAGTGCTTCACGATAACGATGTCTTGCTTACGCCCATTACCCGTACCACCACAGGACAGGCACGTAGCGCACACCGTTTTGAAACCTGCCTCAGCCGATGCCGGGCAAACCACCTCGCCGGTCAACCGACCCTCAGTCGCCAAACGAACACGGAAAGCGCGGTAACCCTTCAGCCGTGCTTCACGCCGCTCTTCGACCGTGTCCGCAGATGCCATGCACAACTCAGCGAAACGGGGGTCGCACGTCTTCCACTGGTGCGTGTACCCGGTCACGCCTTCAGCGACCTCACGGATACGGTCCCAAACGGCGAACGGTACAGCCGCAGGATCACCGTACGAACCGAACCGAACCTTGCGGCCGGTGAACGCTTCAAGCCGAAACGGTGCCGAACCCTTCGCACGGTGAGACTTCCAGGTCGACGTTTGCGCGAACCCACGCCGCAGATTCTTATGCGTGTAGCAATCGCCGACACCACCCGATGCCTTCGACCGGTGAGTACACCCGCCGCAGATGTTCACGTCTTCGCCAGTCTTGAGTGCATCGGTAGGCGAAACGTCACGGTTCAAGATCGCGATCTGAATCATGTCGCCGGTCTTGACGTTGTTCGATGCCTTCGATGCCTTGCGGGTGCTAGCGGTCGGCACGCCGGTAGCGAGAACCACAATGGGTTCGCCGGTCAATTCCGACAAGCCTTCCCAGACGATCATGCGCTCAGTAGCCATTCCTGATTCCTCTCCAATTTGAACGAACGAACAGATGAACCTGCCCCGTGGGGCAGGAACAACTAGCGAACGGTCATAGTCAAGATCATCACTTGACACGGACGTAGCTATTTCCACGGCCTACGTACACCCGGCCGTCGACGTACACGCGCACTTGCTGGCTCACTTGCTCACCCCCTTGTCAAGCCGTGCGAGCATGCTTGCGAAATACTCGCCAGTCCAATTGTCAGAATTCTCTGAAATCTTCGCGAGCAAGTAATCCCGCTCACTCACGTATCCCGTGTTCCCGTACCCGTCCCACATTTAGACCACCTCCGTATCCCAGTCGGCGACCCACCACAGGTCGCCGTTGTCGAATTCCAGCCTGATCACGAAAGACTGAAGCGACCTACGCGCGACAACCGTGGCCGTTTCGCCAACATGCTGCGAATGGAAACCATCACCTAGATACCGCACCCGGTAACGTGCCAGCGGTACCAAAACTTGCGTGTTGTTTGCACGGGTAACGAATTCCCCGTTTTCAAACACGGTCACCTGATCACTCACTTGCTTGCCTACTTTCCTGTTAGCGCCACACGGGCTTAGTGCCCCGTGGCATCTGGGCGATACGAACGTGGTTGCTCGCACCGTTGTCAACCGGTGAACGCTTGACGGGTGTCCGGCGGACGTAATCACCCGTGAACTCATGCCTGTTCTGGGCGTACTCCGTGATGGCGGACTCTTTACGTCCGGCCGTGACACGCCGGTCTGTCACGAGCACTTTGCGGGGGGTGGCAACGGTGCCTGTCTTGACACGGTCACTGGTAGTGCCAACCATGGCTAGCTTGACCGGGTCGATACCGCGCTTGGCGAGCGCGGTGACCATTGCGGCGTGACGTTGTCTGCGATTACTCATGTTGTCCTCTCGTTTGACGGTTCATAGTCAAGTGAGCGGTGCGGGAATCGAACCCAACGAACAGGCACGCCGCACCACCCGAAATACGTGGCCGCTCTCGCCTGTTCTCACCGCTCTCACCGGCGCTGGAACCGCCGGGTAAATCACTCGTGCATCCCGTAGGGCTAGCCCGCTAAGGGCGTTTCTCGCCGCTCTCGCTCTCGCAGTAGTGACTGGCTAGTGCTTCGCACCCGTTCCTAGCGGTGCGGGAGATTCCCAGTGTGATCTGCGATTCAGCGCGAGCGGTGTCGCTCGTGATATCGCACGTCGCGTCCCTGCTGCTCTTGCCCTGTTACCAGGGGCGCTAACCAGGTCACGCGGTTCGCCGGATCACCCGGCAGTCCCGACCGGCTACGTCTCGCGACGATGCCCGTGGTCGGGGGTCGTACCCCGGCCGCTACGGCCGGGCGGTGCTAGTGGCTCAAAACCCCCCGCGATCGGGGCCGGTCGAGCGGAAGAAACGAACACCCCGAAAGCTACCCGCACCACCGTTCATAGTCAAAATGGCACTTGACCAGCGCAAACCACCCCGCACCACACAGCAAGCGCAGGTCACAGCGTTCCTGAGAATACGCTGTGAATCGCAATAACGCTCTGACCAGCACAAATAACGAACGCGAGGGGGGCACAGGTACCCCCGCACAGGGGGGGGTAGGTGGTACAGGGGGGTGGCATGCCAGTGCCGGGTGGCACTCGCACACGGGGGTACAGCACAGGGGGTACCGGGGTGGCACAGGGCAGGGGGTAGCGCACAGGGCACAGGGGCACGGGACCGGGCGCTCTGCTCTCCGCAGTGCCAGCGCCGCACGGCCGAGGGGTGGCACTGCCCTGCCGGGTGTGCCACACCCGGCAAGGCAACCCTAAGTAAGGGTGCCCTAACCCCCCCACGCCCCCGCGTTCGACCGGCCGGTTATGCGGGTGTTCGAATCGGTACGGGTTGGGAACTTGACGGGTGTCAAGTGCCTGGTTGGTGACCTGGGGTTTTGTGATTGGTGGTGTGATCCTAGTCACTTTGTGGGTTGTTTTGGAAAATCTAACGCCTACGTAAAGGGTAGAGGGAGGGAGGTACGACCGACCTCTACCCGACCTCCTGGTAGCCGCCGAAGCGGCGGCACCATTGTTAGGTAAAGCCGCCCTTTGAGGGGCGGCTAGTGGAAAGAAAGAAAACCTGTTTAACCTCCTCGTACCCTCGTCGGTTAAACAGTCAAAAGAAAGAAAGTGACCTGCACCTTTCGGTGCGACTGTTTCGCTGGTCATTTTCCTCCTTTCGTTGATTTGAAGATTACCTCATTGGTGGTTGTTGTGGGTTGGTCTGGTTCTTCGCCGTTACCGGCGAATTGGGGTGTTCTTCGTCGCCGCGTGTTGCGCGGCTCTGACATTTGTTCGATCTGTCATCAGCCTGGGGCTGATGAGGTTGACCACATCACCCCCCGTTATGCGGGGGGTGCGGATGACATTTCCAATCTTCGTCCGGTTCACCGCGCTTGCCATGCGCGTAAGTCTTCTGCGGAAGGTCATGCTCGCCGCCGCGAGCTTGCGGCTCGCAGGAAACGTCCACGGGAACGTCATCCCGGTTCGTTGTAATCGCCAGCCTGGGGCTGGCTTCAGCCCAGGAGGCGTTCATGCCGGGTCCGATCCCGAAACGTAGTGACCAACGCATCCGGCGTAACCGCCCGGATGTTCCGATTGACCGTGTCGAGGCTATCGGTGTTGTTTTTGTTCCTGATCTTGATATTCCTGATGCTCACCCGTTGGTGAGTGAGTTGTACCTATCTCTGAAGGAGTCCGCTCAGTCCCGCTACTACGAGGCAAGTGATTGGGCTTACGCCAAGTTCACGTTGCATTTCGCTGATTATCTTCTTAAGTCTGCCCGTCCTTCGGGGCAACTGTTGTCGACCGTGCAAACGATGTTGACGGATTTGTTGCTGACTGAGGGTGCCCGCCGCAGGGTTCGGCTTGAGGTTGAGCGTAATCAGTCTGAGGGTGCGGTTCTGGACGTTGCGGACCTTTTCCGGGCGCGTTTAGCGCAGGGGTAGGTGCCAGCCGGGGTTGAGGAGTTGTAGCGCGGGTTTGTGTGTGGCCCGCTTTGCTCCTCCTCCCCCGGCCTTACTTGAAGGGATGCCTGCTGTGGAGTGGGTTTTTGTGTGGGTTGTTTTCCCGTTGGCGATGGTGTCTGCGGTGGCGTGGTTCGGGATACAGATTGAAAGGAATGTTGTGTC